GGATGAAGGAAACAAACACTATGTCTGACTCAACTACTCATGCGCTTAAGAACCTGGAGCGGTACAGCGAGCTTGACTCTCGTACTGCCTACATCATCAAGATTCTCATCCAAGCGGAGCTTCCGTGCCGGGAGTATGACTCTGCGGATTATCTGGATAAGCTGGCCGATGCGGTTCACAACCTGTGGAACCACCTGTGCCAACTCGACACCGGGAACCTTGCAGCGTGGGACATCGGAGTATGGGAGCTTGCCTCTCTGTACGGTGCTGCCAACGGTGCTCGCACATTCCCTCGTGAAGAGAAAGACGCTGCATGTATTGCCGCAGCACCCGACCTGCTGGCTGCGCTGGATTCAATGGTGTTCGTGGTGGAAAGGATGCTGACGGATGCGGGTGGCCCAACAGCGGCGACCGGGGGCTGGGGCGAAAAGTCCTACTACGGTGGTGTAGAGAAACGGTTGAAAAAAGCAAAGGAAGCAATCGCCAAAGCCAAAGGAGGTGAGTGATGGGTAACTATCGAAGAACTGTCAAGATAAGTGAGCGTGCGTTTGAACAACTCAAACAGACCGAGAAAGAGCGAGACGAACTACTGGCTTTGCTGGAAGACATCGTAAACGGCGAACTCGAACTGTGCTGCCCGTCGCTGGAAGAAAAGCGCAAGGCTGACGCCATCTTTGCGACTGCCCGTGAAGCAATCGCCAAAGCCAGCGCTGAGCCTGAGCAACCATGCACAAGATGCAACTGCGTGAAGTGTACGACCGCGAGGACTGCGGGCGGGACGACTGATGCGCCCGGCTACGAAGAAACCAATGACCTGCTGGAAGCAGCAACCGAAGCCATGAACCCTGTAGGAGGTGAGTGATGCGAATGTACCAAACATATCCACAAATCAAAACAACGAAGGGGCTGAGCCGTTTGGTCTGGGCTCACGGTCGAAGCCGTGCCTACTCATGCAGGCAGGCAGCAAAGAACGCACTGACTGAACTGAAGGCACGCGGCCCTTACCAATCCGCTGATGAAATCGAACTGGCGCTCATCGCCATTGGAACGAAGTGATGAAGATGCCAGACGGACTCGAGTACTGGACCGCTGACGAGGTGGCCGAATGCCTGAGTGGTATCGGGCCTGACCTGTACCGCAAGCTGTGGGACATCCTCAACGCTGCCACGAACCCAACACCGCTTGGTGGCGACGGCTCCAACGGTACTGTTGAGACACCGGACGGTCGTCTTGACCTGGACAACGACGACAAGGCTGGGCACTGGTGGGCCAAGCTCACGGTCGCCGAGCAGACAACCATTGCCACTGCCTACACTGCTGAACGAGGTGCATCATGAATCCCATTATTGCCAAGATTGAGAAGCTCCTGCGTCTGTCACAAGACCAAGAAGGCACACCGGAAGGTGAGACTGCTGCACGGTTGGCGAGCAGGATGATGGCAGCGCACGCTATCGAGATGGCGAGCATTGACTTGACCAAGGGTGTCGAGCATGACCCCATGGAGAAGCAGGACATGAAGGTTCGCGTCAGTGTCTGGCGCCGTAGCCTGGCATCTGTGCTGGGCGAGCACTGCAACTGCACTGTTGCCTATTCATCCATCAAGGGGATTGGTCAGTTCATCAGCATGTACGGTCACCGCACCGACATCGAACTGCTCCAGTATCTGTACGACATCTGCGAGCGGCAGATTGAGAGCGAGGCTCGACGCTACGTCAACAACATCGATAGCGACTGGCGTGGCGGCAAGAAGATGATGGGCAACAACTTCCGTCGCAGCGCCGTCGCAGGCCTTAGCACCAAGCTGGAAGAGATTCGCAAGGACACCCAAGCCGAGAACGCAGAGGGCTTCGCACTCGTTCGCAGTCGCAAGCAGGCAGTGGATGAGTGGGTCAACGAGAACTACTCCTTCCGCTCTGGAACCAACAGCAACTATGGACACAACAGTGCGGGGTACTCCGCTGGTCGCAACGTCAGCCTGAGTGCTGGTGTCGGCAGCAGTGGTAGCCGCAAACAGATTGGGGGTGAGTGATGCTTGACGAAGAACTCCATCCATTAGAGTGCGAGTATGCACCAGACAAGGTCTACCGCTTCACAAGTATGTGGGACAAACACTGCGCGCTCAACGCAGCAGGGCTTCAGGGCATGTCCTTAGAGGAATACATTCTATACGAAATCAAAGGAGATGAGTGATGGTGGTCAATGGATACAGCCAGAACGGTCTGGAGTTCAGCCGTGAGGCAAAGACAGAGAAGGAAAAGAAGGCCGCTATCGACGATGCGTGGGAGACACCCCATGTCACCAAGGTGGCGGTTCACTACTACACCAAAGGAGATGAGTGATGCCATGGGTAAATGAATACGTCGAGCCCGATGTGGCCTTCGAGGTTCGCACGCAGTGCACAGAGGAACAAGTCCAACAGCACTGTGATGCGGCACCAGAGAATGACCGTCGAGACTTCGACAACAAGCTTGGCCTGAACGTGGAGATTTACCATGCCTACAAGAACGGCGAGGCGCACTGCCCGCTCACCTACTGGTACACAACGGACGAGAAAGAGGACGATGACTTCACCTTCGACATCCGCTGGGTACCCAACTTCAAGGAGGGCGATGACCACTATGTCACTCTCCAGTCAGCGGTGAAGCACGGGCTCGTCAGGTTCGTGGACGGCAAGTTCGTGCTGCCGAAGGGGGAGTGATGGAAGAAGAGAACTGGATTAACCACATCCCCACAGTTGATAAGCTGGACTTGGTTGTCGGCACACCCGTGCGGTTCGTGCCAGGCAGGGAGCCGCCGGGATTCAACATCAGGGACAATATGTGCCTGACTGTCAGACCATGGGGCGATGAGCACGAAACCCATTGCCTCGTAGTGGATGATAGGGGAACCAGCATGCCAGTCCGTATGGACTCACTGGTCATCGACCTGAATCATCCGCTTGGCCCTTCCGCTGCGGCATTGACGATTCTCTCTGGCTTTGTCCTTTCCCATCGTTCCGGCTTTATCTTTGATGCTGCCTATGACAAGCGAGCCATCGCCGACATGCTCCAGCACCATTGCGAAGAAGAATGAACACCCGGTCATAATCTGTCCGTAGCGTGTAGCCCGCCAAGGTTACGATACATCACAACAAGAGGAACACCATGAGCAATCTACCTGATGACTGGGGCGCGTACAGGCGCAAGTGTCCTGAGTGTGGGCACCACTACCACCTGAGTGGCACCGAGGAATGCAAGTGTCCACCCGAGACCTTCCCATGCGAGCACCCTACTTGCGACGAGAAGGTTGAAGATGAGGGCAAACTGACGATGCTGGTGAGCGGTGAGTCGTGGTGCGCGTTCTGTGTGGACTACCACGGCTTTACTTGCACGATGTGTGAGGAGGCTACAATGGACGCAGACCGCGCCAATACCGACACAGACGAGGCGTACTGCATCCACTGCGATGAAGAATGCAAGGAGAATAAAATCAGACATCACGCGGCCACAGTGGTCGTTGTTGAAGAGGCTGAGGAAACAACAAGCGAGCGCATTATCCGCGCTCAAATCGAAGGAGGCATCAATGCCAGAGATTAAAAGAAAGGCTGGAAAGCCACTACCAAAGGTTGACCCCGAGAACGCGGAGCTTCTGTGGCATGCGCTGTTCGCCATCACTCACGCTGTTGAGCAGTTGAAGTTCGCTGTAGAGGTGAACACCTACAGGCACGCGGACATGGACCTTGGCGCCTGGGAGTTTGCACGCCTGGCTCTTGATACTTCTCGCGAAGACAAGCCAGCAAACTAATCGAATATGATTGCTGCCACGGCGTGTTCGTGGTAGAGTACACTGACGCCACAGGAGAAACAACATGAACACATACGTTCTTAGGCCTTGCTGTGGCACTCAACAGAAGCACACGGGGAGGTGTCGCAATGCCAAGTGAAAAACTGATGGATGGAATCAAGAGTGCTGTGGGTGTCCACAGCGTCTATCTTGCCGCCAAACACGACGAGAATCTGGCTGGAAGGTTCAGCCACACGGAGGGAAAGTCCTTAGTGGATGGGCCAACCAAGGCAACAAAGCGGTCTATTGCAAACGTCATGGTCTACATGGCTGGAAGGTACAGCAAAGACCTGACCTTTGAAGAGGTAGAGATGGGTCTACTCGCTGCCGCGACATCAGTAGTGTCCGATGGAAAGCGACAGAAGTCTGGGCCAAACTTTGATGTGATTGGCGCAGAGCTTGCGGGAGAGATTGAAGGCAAGCTAACGCCGGACGAGCTTGGTGCAGAGATTAAAGACATCATCGACAGGTTCCAACTGTACGACCCTGCATCGCATTCGTATCGAACGGTTGAGCAGGGACTCGGTGTCGCCCTCAGGATGCTTGGGTGGGACCGCCGTCGCCAGATGACCAGCGGCACCCGAGCCTACAGGTGGTACCCGCCAGAGGGGTTCTTCGATGCCAGCACACCAAACGAGGTGAGCGAGCCAGTGGATATCGCCATTGATGCGAGCGGTGTCGATGATGTGTTCGATGACTGGTCTGATGATATCGCTGAAGATGTGGTGGTCGAAGAGAAGCCAAAGCCAAAAAAGAAGCAGAGCGGCGTCAAGCCAGACGACGAGCTTGCTGCGCGCATCTCAAGCATGGGCCTATACCCCGGCATCAGTTCATATGAGGTAGCTATGGCGAGCTATGACTTCATTGGTAACGGTATCGATGTTCCCAAGTCTGAGCCAGAGATGCCCCACAAGGCCAAACTTTCCGTCGGGGCAACCATGAAGAACATGGGCTGGGGCAAGAAGACACGGCGCATCGATGGCATACCTCACGTTGGCTGGCATCCACCAGAAGGATGGGAGGAGCCAGAGCAGCCAGAGACAGTGCTTCGCAAGAAGGAAGAGGATGAGCCAGACGATGTGTTCACCGAGCCGGTGGCTGATGAGCCTGCGTCTGTGGCGGATGGCCTGCCTCGACTCAGTGGGACCGCTGACGAGGTGGACGATGACCTACCGTGGCCAGACATGACCGACTTCTCTGGCGATGCTGGTGAGGAAGGTGACGAGGAGCCTGTCGAAGAAAGAGCCTACATCAAGGAGATTCACAAAGATGGGCGGGAAGAAGTCTACATGGCTGAAATCTCGATGGGTAGCACTGGCGTGTACCTGAAGCCAACAGAGGCTTACCCGTCAGAGAGGATGCTCGAATGGGATGCCGACGAAGAGATATGGTTCTGCGGCACAGTCATCGGCGGCGAGGAATAGATGCCTCAACTTTTTTCAACTTTCTTCACAAACCACATCCCACTTCAGGAGCAAGTGGTCGGATAAGTAAATAGACCAGGGGCGTTTTCTCATTGCTGCCCTCAAAACACCGAGCAGGGAGGCATGTCGGTGGTCGAACAGATGCCTCAACCTTTTACTTACACCACAACCAACAGCACTATATATAGTGTTAGGAGAAACAACATGACAGACCTTAGGTGCGTACTCGGCGGTGGGTGGTTTTTACCACCAGGCTCACCGTACATAGATGAGCTTCGTGCAAAGTACACTTGCCCGAACCCACAGTTCAGCCAGGCGATGTCTCTCCGAAAGAAGGGGAAGTGGGTCGAGGTTCCCGATGAGAAGGTGTACGCATGCCAGATGATTCCTTTGCGCCACGATTGGGGCCTTGGGCTCATGGTGCCGAGGGGCATTCAGTTGCGCGAGGAAGTTGATGTCGCCACCCACACCGTCACATCGTATCCTCATGGGTCGAAGTTGGGACTGCTGCGTTTATCACCAGGGGTGAGCCTGCGACCGTATCAGAAAGAGGCTGTTGATAACATCATCAAGAGTGACGATGGGCGTGCCATCACACCATGTGGTGGGCTTGTGGTGGCGCCGTGTGGCGCGGGCAAGACCATGATAGGGCTTGGGGCCATGACGAAGTTCAACACAAAGATTGTTGTTCTTGTTCATACCCGCGACCTTGCCGAGCAATGGAAGCAGCGCATTGAGGCACAGCTATGCACGCCGGACGGTGAGGTGCCCAACGTCACTATATGTGGTGGTGGTAAGCGCGACGACTCAGGCCAGATTGTAATCGCCATGTTCCAGTCCCTCGCCAAGGGCAGGTGGGAAGAGGTCCATGACTGGGGCAAGCAGTTTGGGATGTGCATTGTAGACGAGGCTCACCATGTGCCTGCCTCCACGTTCAGCAAAGTAATGATGTCCATGCCAGCCAAGGTGCGGATTGGGCTCACAGCTACGCCAGACAGACCCGACGGCCTTGGCGCAATGCTTGGGTGGCACTTCGGCAAAGAGTTGTTCCAAATCACAACCAGGGAGCTAATCGAGAAGGGTCGCGTCATGGAGCCAGACATTCACTTTACGAAGACAAGCTGGACGCCAGCGGGCCAGATGGATTGGCCAAAGCTGGTCACCAGCATGTGCGGCGATGAGGAAAGGAACGAACAGATACTGGAGATAGTTGAATCGTTTGTCATGGATGGCAGGCAGGTTCTTGTCCTGTCAGACAGGGTACAGCACTGCATCGACATGGCAGAGAATGTGGCCAATCGGGGCATGAGCGCTGCCGCTCTCGTCGGGAAGATGACCAAGAATCAGAGGGCCGAGGTTCTCGCCGCCGCTGACAACAGGGAGTTGAAAGCAATCTTTGCTACCACTGTGGCTGACGAGGGCTTGGACTTGCCGGGTCTGGACACTGTTGTCCTCACGACGCCGACAAAAGCAATGGGCCGCATCCAGCAGCGCATTGGTAGAATCATGCGCGCAGCGGAGAACAAGAAGAAACCTATTGTGGTGGACTTGGTCGATAACACTCAGGCGTCATGGTACGCACACAAGAAGCGGGCTGAGTTCTACACGAAGCTGGGTTGCAATGTACAAGAATTTTAGCGGCGGAAACAAAGATGATGTGTCCAAAATGTGGAGCAAAGACCATGGTGCTGACTTCTCGAAGCGTCTCCAAGCCAGGGAGAGGCTGGTCACTAAGCCACGGGGAGAAGGCAGTCGGGTGGTACACCCAAGATTTTATCGTTCGAAGGCGAAAGTGCACAGGATGCACGTTTCGTGAGCATACAGTTGAACTTCTTATCGATGACATACGTGGCATCGTTCAAGAGTCCATACACGGGCACGCGCCCGAATACTTAACAACAAAGGAGAAGAGATGAACAAAGTCATCTTGACAGGAAACTTAGGCCAGAAGCCTGAGCTTAGGAAGGCCAACTCTGGTATGGCCATTACCAATCTTCGGATTGCAACCAACGAGCGCGTCAAGGACGGCGACCAGTACAAGGACCACGCTGAGTGGCACACTGTTGTTGTCTTCGGCAAGCAAGCGGAGAACTGTGCTCAGTTCCTCGACAAAGGCTCAAAGGTTGCCGTCGAAGGTAAGATTCGTACACGCCAGTACGAAGACAAGGATGGGAATCAACGCAAGAGCACAGAGGTTCTCGCAGACCGCGTTGAGTTTATGTCTCGTCCAGAGAACGGAACAGCCCCGCAGCAGAGCAGGCCACAGCAAAGCCCAACTGTTAGCGATGACGAGATACCGTTCTAAACTATCGGGGATGTGGCGGAATAGAGTAGACGCGGCGAAATGAATGACCGGCGACCTGTAGGGTATACACTCAGGTAGGCAGCCAAGGGTGTACACCTTGGTGTGGAATACTTCTCGTTGGCCAATGGCTGTGGGGGTTCAAGTCCCCCCATCCCCCACTTTTTAGGAGAATCCATGCCACTTTACATATTTGAATGCAACGCTTGCGGAAGGTGCGCTGAGGTGCTTCAAAGCTTTGCCGACAAGTGGCCAGACTGCACAGTGTGCAAGAAGCAAATGAAGAAGAAACCAGCGCTCACCAGCTTCAACCTCAAGGGCGACGGCTGGGCGAGGGACAACTACGGACTAAAGAAAGGAGAAACAACATGATACTACTGACCATACTTATAGGCATGGCTTTGGCTCAAGACTTTGATAGCGGCTCGTACCGTTACAGAATCTTCAGTGAAACCGTGGAGGACAAACAGTGGACGGTCCAGGCATCGAACGGGTTCTACGACTGTAGGGCGGCGATAAAGTGCGTTGGGCTCGATGCGACCATGATCATCAGGTCACACAAGCCAACGTGGCATGACCCTCTGGTCATCTACTACATGGTCGATTGGACGCCCAAAAGCTGTGAACTGAAAAGCTGTAAGCGATTGCCTGAGGCTACATATGAAGACCTGAGGAGGTCTCGGTGATCATGTGTTCTTGAACGCCATCTTAATGGTTACGGGTTTTCCTGGGGCAGTCACCGTAACACCAGCGACACTGTGGACTCCAGGCTGCGTCGAGCACCAGACCTCAACACCCGCTCCGATTGCGTACCCTCCACCAGCGTAGATAGAGCATGTTGAGTTTGGCCCGCAGTAAAATACGTTGTCGTATTGGGTGGTGGTGAGGGTGTTCCCGCTACCCGCCCAGTTGATTCTCACCCAAACGCCATCAGCATTTGGGTTTGTAATCTCAATAGCGTAGACGGTTGTGTCGGCATCGTTGAAAGCTTCAACGGTAAGGTCAGCCGTTGAGTCTGTTGAAATCGTAGTGAAAAGAGGGTCAGAGACAATACTTGTGATCAAAGCCATAACGAAATCCTATGAGCAAACAAATGTAACATCAACAACCCCGCCAGGACCATCAGTGGCTGACGACGCAGAACTGGCATTACACCAAAACGTTAACTGGCTGAATGGAATGCCGTCTGGGAAGTCAAATCTATTCGTTGTGGTGGCTGGCATCCGCCACTGGTAGTCTGGATCAGTGGTACCTGATACCCAAGCGCCGCTCGTAGTCTTCAGCTTGAAATAAACAGTGCCACTGTGCTTGTTCCAAATCACAACCGACCTGATGGTCCCCGCCGAGCCCAGTGCGTCGATCTCCGCACCTTCTGCACAGGCGTCCTCATAAGCGATCTTGTATCTCAACCCACCAGAAGAACCATAGCTACTTACTTTTAGCGTCATTTAAATCACCACATGGTTAAACTATTATACCTTTGACATCATAGCAAAGCTCAGACAATCACGCCCGCAAAATGTTGGAACAATATGTTGTGTTCCTGTTCATTGACACGAGCCTATGTGTGGCCTACGGTGACAACACCAATGGAGGACAGGATGAAAACAAAACTTGTAATCGACACAACCAAAGCACTTCAGGCCTTGTTTGACGAGGTCGGCGGGAGCTACCGCGAGTGCGCTACAGTCATGGGGTGTGGGCATACCCACCTGTGGGGCGTACTGAACGGAAGGCGTCCACCAGCAACAGTTGACACCCTGGTCCGGTATGCAGCAAGAGTAGGCAAGGAAACTGGAATCTCCATGTCAATACTCATTACCGACCAACAGCAGGTGAGGTATCAGATAAAGGCTTCCTAAACACCCAAAACACCACGGAGAAACAACAGTGTGGCTAAAAAAAGTAGAATCTATAGCAGTATCAGGAATTGCCAAAAACATAGGCATGAGCGCAGGAAGGAGCGGGTCTTGTGGCCCGTGCCCATACTGCGGCGCAGAACAAAGAGGCAGCACAGATAAACGCGGACCAATAGGGTTCAGACGAGATGACCTTGGATGGAAGTGTCACAAGTGTGGACACGGGGGCTCTGGTGTTGACCTCGTTTGCTATAGCATCTGCGGAAAGAGCTTTAAGGAAGCGAGCGATGGAGACAAAGACAAAACCAGAGAGTGGTTTGAGTCGGCCAAGCACTTGGATGTGGTCACCCCAGAGAAAGCCAAGAAGATGAGCAACGCTCGCCCTCCTGCCAAAGAAGTTCGATCGCTCTGGAAAAACTCATTGAAGCTTCATGAGGTGCCAAAAGACGACCCAGTCTTATCTTTCCTCTTGTCCCGAAAACTAGATCTGGATGCTCTCGCACGCACAGGTGTAGCCCGCGTTACGCCAAGTAGAAACGCTTATCCATGGCCAAAGTGGTGGCCGGGGGGACGTAGTATGACATGGAGGTTGATTGTCCCGGCGTTTGATGCGGAGGGGTCGTTTTGTAGCCTGCACGCAAGGGCCGTGTGTGACACGAATGGTGCGCCCAAAACACTCTGGCCAAGCGGGTTTCAGGCTGGTGGGTTGTTCATGCCAAACAGGCATGCAGTCAAAATGATGCAGGGCAAGCCAGAGGGCATTGACGGCGTTCTTTTTGTGGAAGGGATCACCGACTTTATCAAGGCGTCGTCCGAGGCTGAAAGGGAATCCATAAAGCTCGCCGTACTTGGTGGCACATCTGGTTCCTTTAAGAGCGCAGGGAAGCTCAACATCCCTGCTGGCATCGACATCTACGTTGGCACGGACCCCGATCAGAAGGGCGACGAGTACGCTAGCACAATACAGATGCAGCTTGGCTCCAGGGCCTGCTACCGTCTCCCTCTTGGTGAAGTAGATGGAGGCAATGGTGAGAGACCTTGATGACGTACTGACTGGTGAGCCGGGGGCACCGACCTTAGCCGAACTTCTTGCCTCAGCAAAAGAGGCCTACGATAGCGGTGAGCAGCCTGGGCCGCAAGCGAGAGTAGTCTCTCGCCTTGAGATTACAACATCCAGGGACGGGACCGACAGGATTGTCTCGTCAGTGCCAAACCTTATCACCATCCTTCAGCATGACAGGCGGTGGGCTGGGCGCATCTGGCTAGACACGTTTCGAAACGTCATCAAAATGGATGACAATGATTTCCGAGACACAGACGCCACCCGCATAAAGCGGTGGACCCATAGGCACTATGGCGTTCACTTCAGTACAGACTGCATCATAGAGTCTATAGGATTTTTTGCAGAAGAGAACGGAAGGAACCCGCTCGTTGACTGGCTCAAGGAAATCCATTGGGACGGCACTCCCAGGATGGACGAATGGCTCGTCAGGGCTGTTGGCGCAGAGGATACTAAGCTCACACGAGAAATGGGCCGTAGATGGCTTGTGCAGTGCATCGCTCGCGCTTTTGACCCAGGCTGTAAGGCAGACTGCGTTTTGATCTTGGTGGGCCCTCAGGGGGCTCGCAAGAGCACTACCTTCAGGCTTCTCGCATCGGACGAGTACTTTTGCGACACACCCATGGATATTGGCTCGAGCAATGCCTACATGCAGATTCACAGAGCGTGGCTGTACGAGGTCGCCGAGCTTGACTCCATTCGGAGAGCGCACAACTCGTCAACCAAAGCGTTCTTGTCGGCGCAAGAGGACACTTTCCGCCCACCGTATGGCCGCATGCCAATCACACTGAAGCGTCATACAGTATTCTGTGGGACAACGAACAAGGGTGAGTTCATCACCGACATGACCGGCTCTCGCAGATACTGGCCAGTTCAGATTGGGACAATCGATACTGATTGGATGGTCAAAAATAGGGCTCAGATATGGGCAGAGTCTGTTGCCGCGTACAATAATGGCGAGAAGTGGTACCTTGAAAACGAAGCAGAGCAACAGCTTGAATCTCAATCGTCTGACTTTAGACAGTACGACCCGTGGCACGAAGTTATCGAGGAATGGCTGATAGGGAGCATGAGGAAGTCATCCACAAGCGAGATAATGGCTCAAGCGCTGAGCTTAGAGAAATACCAGATGACCCGAAACAACGAGATGCGAGTAGGCGACATTATGCGCCAGCTTGGGTACGACAGGGTTCGACGCAGAATAGGTGGACAGCGAACTTATGTGTGGGTCGAAGGGAAGGACGACAACATAATATCTATGACCAAGCCAGAGCTTGTAGAAAAGACTAATAATGGAGAGGCATAATGCCTGTATTCGCGCACGGTAGAGCAGAAGAGATGTCCACCTTTGTAGACAAATACCTGACCGAAGATGACAAGTCTATTATTTTCAGTAAGTCAACGTGCTCAAGAGTTAGGTCAATCGGCACCGAGAACCAATTCCTTCTCCACTCTATTGCGGAACAGGTGAAGGCATTCATTGATGGTGGCCACTTCCTACGATTCATAGCGTATGGGCTCGACTACATGATGCTTCAGGGGGCCAGCACATTTACCGTAAGCGCAGATGATTTTGAAGACCTTGATGACCTAATCGACTTCTCCAACGCCTACTTCTTTGAGTGGTACCAGGAGGGCTCATTAGACGATGACACCATCGATAAGGCATACGTTTGGCTACTAACCACGCCGTACATGGCCATGATGATGACTGAAGATGTCCGTCGAGAGCTACACAAGACGATTGACTGCCTGTGGTTGTCGCCAGCAACCGGGTGCAATGCTCTGTGGAACCAGTGCTACGCTGTAGGGAAGCGATCGACAGACGAGGCAGTGCAGCACTGGTTAGACAACGTCCAAATCCGATACAGCGGGTGTGGGTACAACAACATCATTAGGCCACAGGAAGTCGATGTCCACCCTGAATGAAGTCCAAGACTCATGGGATACGCCAGATGGTCTGACCATCGTGACAACCAAAGAGTTCATCCAAATGTTTGATGCCAGCGGTGATCCGGTAATCGAATCGATATCAAAAGAGTGTGCGCTCGAGATTATCGATAACCATATTGAGGCACAGAAAAACCAAACAGCCATCGATATGTTGATGGCCGTGTTTTGGAAACCAATAGAAGCGTAGTTACTTCTTGGTTGACGTTTTTTTAGCGGGCGGCTTTTTGGTTGACGTTTTTTTAGCGGGCGGCTTTTTGGTTGCCGCAGCCTTAGCTTGTGTAGCCTTAGCCTCAAGCTCCCCAATATACGCATAGAGGGTGGAAATAACCTCAGATGAATTGTACCCGTGCAGTCCCCATTTGACTCTGGTGACAATCCGCATTTCATCAACTTTTTCTTTAAGACTCATTCTCTTCTCCAGTTATGAGCGAAGACCAGGCTTAAGCCCAGGCCACTCTCTTACAGACACTATACCACCAGTAGCCTTTTCGATACCGATAGCCAAAGGAAGTGACGGCGTTTTCCGCCCATATTCCAAGTCCCGAAGGTATCCAATACTGAGCCTTAAATCAAATCTTATCAACTCCCCATTGAGCCACTGGATAAACAGCACTCGGGTGCTCTTCCCTGGCAGACTTTTCCGGTAAACCTCGATGATCATTTGACACACCCTATTAATAAAAAATAGCGCACCGGACAGGTTTTGTCCACAATCGGGTGTGGCTCCTTGACACACTTCTGCGAAAGAAGTATCTTTGCTGAAGGAGAAACAACCATGAACCAAGCGGAACGCACGGCGTGGCTCGCTGAGCGAAAGAAAGGATTGGGTGGCACTGATATTGCCGCAATCATGATGGCTGGCGCAGATGCCGCCGATAAAATTGGTTCATTCGATAAGAGTCTTTTTAAGATTTGGTCCGAAAAGACTGGGCTATTTAAGTCAGAAGACCGAGACAATGCAGTTTTGATGCGTGGCCGGGTGATGGAGAAGTACGTGTTTGAGCTATACGAACTCCATTTAGGGAAGGGATGTCGTCTTTGGGAGAGAGGATTAACTTGGCACCCATCTCGGCCACGCATCTTCGGCACTCCAGATATGCTGGTTGAGCACGGTGGCGTCACGTTTGGCATGGATGCCAAGACGCGCAGGATGCGAAAGGGGTGGGGCAAGACCGGAACCACCGACGTACCACTAGATGTAGAGGTGCAAATGCGCGCCTATATGGAGATATTTGATGCCCCGTACTGGGATATCGCAACTCTTTTCAGCTTAGACGACTTCCGCGTGTACCGGATAGATAGAGACAAAGAGCTTGGCGCAGACATACTCAGTGTCGCCGAAGAGTGGTGGGAAAAGTATGTCGCTAGCGAGACCCCGCCGCCAGTTGACAGTACAGACATGTGCAGAGAAGTGCTTGGGAAAATGTTCACGATCAACCCAAGGGTCGCCGATGAACCCCTGAGGCCTGCCAGCGTTGCTGAGCGCGACCTTTACGAGAAGATACTGAAGGCCAGGGAAACCCACAAAGAAGTGACCGGAAAGAAGAACGAGTTAGAAAATCAGCTACGAAGCTGTATCGGAGAGTCGTTTGGGATAGCCGGGGTGGCTACATGGAAGCCATCAAAGCCACGGCAAAGCTTCGACAAGAAAAGATTCTCACAAGATCACCCAGACCTGTACAAAGAGTACGTTACTGAGGGTCCGTCAAACAGGACTCTGCGAATAATGGAGCCACGAAATGACGACAGCGCTTAGCCGACGAGACCAGCTTACAGCACTCAACCAGTTCCTTGGAACCAAGAAGAGTAGCCTTACCCAGATTGCGCCCAGGGGTGCAGACGTTGACCGCATCATTAGAATCGCAATGATGGAGGCCGCAAAGAATGAACGGCTTGTCCAGTGCTCTCCTACGTCAGTCTATCTGGCCTTAGCTAAGGCTTGTGAGCTTGACCTTATTGGTGGTGGCGCACTGCATAGGGCATCGCTCGTTCCGATGTGGAATAAGCGCTCAAAGTGCTTCGATGCTGAGCTTTGGATTGAGTACACAGGCCTCATGGATCTGGTCAAGCGGTCTGGAGAGGTTGCCCACTTCAAAGCAGAGATCGTTTACGAAAACGACGAGTTCGAACACTCATTCGACCTCGAGCATGGTGACATTCTAAAGCACAAGAAGTGCTATGAAGACACTGGCGAGATGATCCTGGCTTACGCTGTGTGCTTCTTCAAGGACGGCCAGCGCCAAATAGAGGTCATGAGGAAAGACCAGATCAACAGGATCAGACAGTCTTCCCGAAGCCCAGACTCTGGGCCATGGTCACAGCACACAGAGGAAATGTGGCGCAAAACGGTTATCCGGCGCATCTGCAAGTACCTGCCCCTGACGCCCCGGACACAGGAAGTCTTGGCCCACGACATCAAATCTGACTTTGATGATACGCCAATAAACGAAAACTCTTCTGTGGATGGCATAAACGAGCCGAACAATGTTACAGTCCAAGAGAACGTTATCGATGTCCAGCCGGACGAGAAACCAAAAAGGCCGAGGAAATCAAAAGTTAAGGACTTGGTCGAGAAGGCCAAGGCAAACGACCTTCCAGAGCCAGAAGAAGACTTCACAGAGTAGGAGAACTCATGTCATTGATTGACCAAATTGCAGAAACCGGAAAGAAAACCCTTCGGATGTCTGAATCGGCAGGGGCGAAGCAGGGCCCGCCAAAGATGATTCAGGCGACAGACTTCATGTCCATTGTCCGTGAAGTGTACGACTCGAAAGCCATCGACAAGAAGTCGAAGAAAGACTTCAAGGAGTTTCGGACCCGGCTCCGCAAAGCAGAGTGGCCGCTTGAGGGCGTGATGGGCAAGGTTGATAAGAAGGCTTGGAACGAGATCTGCGAAGACACCATCAAGTATATGGTCAAAAACATTCGCAACTCTCAGCCAAACGGCGAGTGGGTGCTGCTGGACTACGAGGCAGACATTCGGATGAACCCAAGAAACCAAGAAGCAATCGTTATTGCCTGCAAGTTTGTTGATGCCGACAATAACGCAGACCTGCGATACGCGAACGGCGTCCCCGCAATGGATGTCAACGTGAATGTGGCTGACAACAACAAAGAGCTTATCGAAGCGCTCAACAAGAAGAGTGACGAGTCTGACGACACAGAGCTAAAGGATCTGATGAAGCAATTCATTCAGGTCATGGCTGCTGATGCCATCAACAAGAAGGCCACGACGGTAGAGTCTGCCCCAGCAGCAAAAGAAGACCCAATCGAGGATCTTTCCGAAGCTTTCGAAGGCTAAATCTCCCCTCACCCTTTTGACATGCCACCGGGTACCTGGCCCGTGGACCCGCCGTCATGGGGTGCAGGGGCAACCTTGCCATTGGGCTTAGCGCTAAGCTTACTATAGTTCTGGCTCATCAATAAGCGTGTAAGTAAAGCTGTTGCCCCACTTGCTCTTGGCCGCATAGCAGATGGACATGAACTCATCGAAGTCTGCGCTATGGCTGAAGACCTGGCACCCAGCAGACCACCTGTCTACCTGCGTGGAGTCCGCCCCGGCTTTGTGGATATTGATCCCGTAATAGCCTTCAGTAATAGACTGTACGTCAAGATCAATAATGTCATCTTTATTGTCGTCACGATAAGTTTTGACCGTGCCGCTC